GCGAGGCTTTGATGCAAGCTCAATTGAACAAATAATGTTTGATGAATTTATACCAGAAAAGCATGAAAGATTATTGCGAAAGGAAGCCGAGGCCCTTTTTAATTGTTATGAAACAATTAACCGTAATCGGGAGTTAAAAGGCTGTAAACCGGTCCAACTTGTTTGTTTAGCCAATGCGAATGATATAACAAATCCCGTTTTTGAATACTTGGGCCTTATCCGTATTGCCGATAAAATGCAAAAGAGTAATAATAACATTTGGATAGATAGGGACCGGGGATTTATGATCGTAATGATGCACCGATCCCCCATCAGTAAAGCAAAGGCAAATACAGCGCTTTACCGTTTAACAAAGGGAACAGAGTTTGCTAACATGGCAATTGATAACGATTTTAATGTTTCCAGGACTAACATAAAACCCCGGCCCTTGCAGGAGTATAACCCTGTTTGTTGTGTCGGTGAATTATGTTTATATCGCCATAAATCGGAAAGTCGGCTATATGCTACAACACACAGCGCCGGAGTTTTCAAGGATGTATTTAAACCGGAGGACGTACAAATAGAACGTTATCAATCAATGTATTATAATCATTATGATATGTATATAGACGGTAAAATTGATTTTGAGGATGTATTAGCCGAAAAACTTTTTCGTAAATATTGGGAAGTAAATTGACAAACCAGCAATATCTTGTATAATTTCCTTGTGGGCGCCCTGCCCAGTGCAAGCCCCGGAAGGGTGGGCATGTCCCGCACAGACAAAAGGGGCGCTCACTTATTTTATAGAAAGGGAGATTTATATGGAGTTTATCGAAATTTTCAAAGACCTTGTATCAAACCTGGGAGTTCCTATTGCTTGCCTTGTTGTAACTTTCCGTTTGTGGCAAAAAGAAACAGAAAAGCATGACCAGGCCGAAATCAAAATGACGGAAGCAATCAATAACAACACCCTTGCAATCAATAAATTGGTTGACAGGATGGAGGAAAAATGATTGATAATGCCAGCTTCGCAGAACAAGCCCGGAGCGAAAAATATACCGGTGTCCCGTATTCAAAACTTGATTGCCAGGCTTTTGTTGAAGAAGTATTAAAGGATGCAGGGGCCAGGAAAGCAGATGGAACCGTGTATAATTGGAAAGGCAGTAATTCAATGTGGAGAAATGCCCTTTCCTGGAAAGGCACAATTTCCGAGTGCTTGAAAAAATTCGGTTGCATACCCCTGGGGGCCTGGTTGTTTATCGTGTCCCAGGATGGAGGTGAAAAAGAAAAGGGGTATAATGATTCGGAAGGTAATGCAAAACATGTAGCAATCTATTGTAAACCTGGGGAAACCCCGGTCCGGGATAGCACCCGGAGCAATACCCGAAACGGTGTCGGTTATAGATCATTAAACGCCTTTACACATGTTGGCCTTGCCTTTATGATTGACTATAAAAATACGCTTGTTCCCGAACCGGTTGAAAGTTTAGTAATTGATAAAACGGCAGCCCTGGAAGCGCTTGAAAAAGTAAGACAATATATCGAAAGGGGATAACAAAAATGACGTTTGCGGAAATTAAAGAATTGAACAATATGGGCTTTACCCATGATGAAATCATTAGCATTATGACCGGTACCCCCATTGTGCAGCCCGTACCGGCAGCCGTACCGGAAGCAGCACCGGCACCGGCACCGGATCAGACACCTGCACCGGCACCAGCTCCGGCAGCTCCGGCAGCACCGGCAGCCCCGGCAGCTCCGGCAGCTCCGGCAGCTCCGGCACCAGCTCCGGCACAGGATAATAACCAGGTTTTACAAATGTTGTCATCCCTTAATGGCAGTATTGCGCAGCTTACGCAGACGGTCCAGGCGAATGCAATTGCCGGGACACCGAACAGCGTACCGCACACAATGACAGCCGAGGAAGCTATGGCACAGATTTTAAACCCCAGGACCAATGAACCGATTGGAGGTAATGAGAAATGAGAGAGCTATTGAAAGTTCTTATCAGAATTGCTGTTGCGGTTGAAACAATCGCAACCAACACAACCCCGGCAGAACCGGAAGAACCCCCGGAAGCCGAGGGAGAAACTACTTAATAGGAGGTAAAAAGATATGAGTGTTAATACGGTACCTTTCCAGCAAAGTGCTACAATTCTTAATTCAATTGTACAACAGGCAACCGGCAGAAGTGCCGTCATTTCAACCGAGCCGGATTTTATTTCCGTTGCACAGACGGCCCTTTCCCTGCCGAATGACGTTATTATTAATGCCATTTCCGGGGTGCTGGCCCGGTCCATCTTTATCAATCGTCCGTATACTGCTAAACTGAAAGGCTTGCAGAAGAATATGCCAACCTGGGGCGCTTACATGCGCAAGCTGGGCGTTATCGAGGACGATTGGGATGATAATAATGCCTTTAAATATCCCGTCACATATGACAGCTCACAGACCGGCGAGGAATACGGTGACGGCAAGTCAACGGATATGTTTGCGCAGAAAAAGCGCAAGGTACAAGAAACCCATTTCCTGGGGCAGAGTGTTTTCCAGGATCATTACACCCTTTACAAAACGCAGTATAAAACAGCGTTTAAAAATTCGGAAGAATTCGGGCAGTTTATTTCCATGCTGGGAACCAATATGCAAAATAAGATAGAGCTTGCATATGAGGGTTATTCCCGGCAGATGGTTACAAATTTCATCGCCAGCCTTATCAAGGAAAACAATGGCAGCCGGGTTGTGAAACTTGTAACCCTGTATAATGCCGAGCTCGGTTTGACCGGCGACCCGGCAGCCTTTACTGCCACAACCGTTATGCAGCCGGATAACTATCCTGCATTTATCAAATGGGCGTACGCTAAAATTGCTGCCATTTCTTCCCTGCTTACGGAATACAGTGCAGAATATCAGACCACAATTGACAGCAAAACCGTTTTGAAGCATTCCCCCTACAACCGGCAGAGAGCATACATCCTGGGCGGTAATAAATATCAGATTGAATCCAGGGTGCTTGCCGATACTTTCCATAACAGTTATATCAATCTTGCCGATGCCGAAATTGTCAATTTCTGGCAGGGTATCAAAACCCCGGACAAGATTTATTGCAAGCCCACGTACACAAACACTTCCGGCGTTGTCACAACTGCGCAGAGCGCCGTCAATCAGACGGGTGTATTCGGTGTCATTTTCGATGATGAAGCGCTCGGTTGGAACATTACCGAGGAAAGCGTTGATCCTACGCCCTACGTTGCGGACGGTAAATATTGGAATCTGTGGTATAGCTTTATTTGCCGGACCATGCAGGACAATACTGAAAAGGGTGTTGTTTTCCTGCTCGAATAATACACCAAATCGTAACGGGGAAGGCTATGCCCTTCCCCGTTATTTTTAACAGGGGGTAATGATATGGATATAAAATTTTATAGTGGATTTTCAAAAAGGGTGAACAGCACAAAACAACCAGGGACGGCAACCGCAACCCTTACCGGCACATTAAAAGAAGAATGCAGCATAGAAAACCCCGTAATACTTATAGAAAACCTTTCCCCGAATACTCTGCCGGGTTATGTGTATGCACATATACCGGCTTTTTCCCGTTATTATTTTGTTGCCGGTTGGACGTATAATCCCCCTTATTGGGAATGCAGTTTAAACGAGGATTATTTGGCAAGCTGGAAAACCAATATCGGAAATACAAACGCTTATATTGAGCGTTGTTCGGCAGATTATGACCCTTATATTATTGATACTTTTTATTTGACTAATGTTGATACGGTCAATTCAACCGTACAAATCAACTCACAGTATTATAATGTTGATACTGATGACGGTTGTTTTGTGCTGGGCGTTATTGAACATAGTGGAAGCGCAAATAGTCAAATGGGGGGCGCTGTCACTTATTACGCCCTTACACCCGCAGAATGCCGGGGGTTAATGTCTTATTTAACCGGCGACCAATTTTTAAATGATGCCGGTTTTCCGAGCGTACAATCATTAACACAGCAACTTTCCCAGGATACGGCAAAATTACTTGTTAATCCGATGGACTATATTACTTCCTGCATGTGGTTTCCCTTCCCCCGTAATTATTTTGCACCAGCTTCCCAGGCTACAACACAAATTAACGTTGGTTATTGGACCGTTTCAACGTCTTTTGCAACCGGCAAATATGTTACAGAGGAACACATTAAAATAATTACCGGCTGCACAATTCCACAGCATCCACAAATATCAAGGGGTAAATATTTGAATTTTGCGCCGTACACCCGTCTTTCTATTTTATTCCCCCCGTTTGGTTTAATTCCTATTGATCCTTCATTTAGAAGCAACGGCAATATTTTACGCCTGGAAATCAATATTGACGTGCTTACCGGAAAGGCCCGTTTAATTGTAAATATGATTGACGATGCAACGGATCCGAATTATAACAAATATGTTGTTACGGAATCGGAAGCCGTTATAGGCTGCCCGGTGCAGCTCGCACAAGTGCGTAACGATATTATAAGTGCCGGGGTTGAAACCTTTATGGCAGGGGCTTCCCTTTTCAGTATTGATAATATATTCGGTGCAGGGAAAGAAACTGTGCAGCATGCTAAAAACGCCCTGGATGCCCTATTACCGCAAGTGAAAACGGGTGGAGAATCGGGAAGCCGTCTTTTTACAAAGGTGCCCCCTGTTCTTAATGTACAGCAAATATTATTGTCCCCAGAAGATAATGACGAAATTGGACGGCCTTTATATGACCGGCGAGTTATTAACACCCTTACAAACGGTTTTATTAAATGCTTGGAGGTTTCCGTTGATTATCCTTGTTTTGACAGCGAAAAAAATGCAATACATGATTTTATGATAAACGGCTTTTATTATGAATAAGGGGTGATGATATGCCCGTTGTGACCGGTGAATTTTTCGCCCAGGCTGCATATAGCTATAACGGCAGAGGTTTAACCTATCAACAATACGATTGCACACACTTTACAAACCTTGTCCGGCGTACATGTGCATTGTCCAACCTTTCACAAGGAAGTAATGCCATGTGGAGAAGTCGGGCGTTATTATGGAAAGGGACAGTACAAGAGGCTAGGAACCGGTTCGGGGGCGTGCTTCCGGCTGGGATTTATCTTTTCCATGTTTATCCCGATGACAGCCCGAACGCAGACCCGGACCATTACGGTTATGGTGACGGTATTGGTGACGTGGACCATGTTGCAATATATACCGGCCTGGGCCTGGGCGTTATGCAATCGGGAGGATATGCCGGTTCGGGTGTACATGATTCGCCTTTACGTACAAGTTATTTGACCCTTGCAGCGTGTCCAACCGGCATTGACTACACAGGGAGGACAATGCCGGTCTATCCAAATCCTTGCTTATACCAGCAGTATTATGTGTCCCCGGATAATTACCTGGGAAGCTATGACACAAGCAATATAAGCGATATGCAAAAACAAAACGCGAATTGCGTAAAATCTTATTTTACTGGGGAAGGGTGGACCTTACAAAGTGTTTGCGGAATGCTGGGGAATATGCAATATCATTCGGGGATAAATCCGGCGTATGTTATGAGTTATCATAGGGATTTATTGCCGAATAATGCAAACATACTTTCCGATTTGCCGAATTATTTAATGCAATTCTTTTTCGGTGACTATTACCAGGACCCCCAGACAGGTGAATACGGTTTGGGATTGTGTCAATGGTCCACAACCACAACCCGAAATTATTTACAACAGGCGTATTGTGTTGCATATGGTGTTGTAAGTCATTATAATTGGTATGATGGTTGGGGCCAATGTAAGCGTATCAATAGCGAAAGGGCGAACGATATGCAAGGGACCAGCCGGTATTTCCAAGTTGTAGATGTGGACGGAATACATTTTTCTTTTTCCAATTACGCAACCGTAAACGCAAGCCCGGAAACCCTGGCCCAGGCCTGGGCACAAGGTTATCAACAGGATATAGGGGGGCTGGCAATAAGACAACAAAACGCACGTTATTGGTATGATTATTTTACCGGACCAGATGCCCCACAACCAATACCGGAACCGGACCCGGAACCGTACACAATTCCCGTTATTGAACCATGGATGTTTAAAAAACTTGTAGAAAGGAGAAAAAGGAAATGCAAAATTATATGATCGGAGGAAACCCGGTCCCGTTTTCCTACGAACAATTGAACGTTTACGAGTCAAGCTATTCACCTTCCGGCATACATGTTAGTAATACCCGGCTTGCTGGATTTTTCGCTCGTTACCTTTTTCAAAAAGCAATATCGGTTTTTAAATGGAAATTGCCGGAAACCTGGGACGAGGATTATTTTAAATATGTGCTCTATTCCTGGGGCTATATCGGCGTTGTAAAAACGGATAAATTCGGCGTGATTTGCCAGCACGCAACCCGGTACGGCTATAATGTATATTACCAGCCTACACACTTGGTTATTGCCAACCCCCTTATACATAGTGCTATCAATCCTGAAATTGATAAAACTTGCACAGTTATCAAACTTCAACCAGATTGGTGCGGTATGCTGGACCTGGTGGATTATTATGCGGACCAAATGGCCTTGTGTGCCGAATCAATTAGCGTAAACCTTCTCAATTCTCATTTATGCACAGTATTCCCGGCAAAAGGTAAAGCCCAGGCCGAAAGCTATAAAAAGCTGTACGATAAAGTTTCCAGTGGTCAACCGGCAGTTGTTGTAGATGCGTCACTTTTCAAGGATGACGGTTCCATTTCCTGGGACGTTTTTCAACAATCATTAAAAGAAAACTATATTGCCTCAGACGTGATTATTGACCTGCGCAAGCTCGAAAGCGAATTTGATACAAAAGTCGGTATCAATAACGCCAACACCGATAAACGGGAAAGGTTGATAACTTCCGAGGTTGAAGCTAATGACCAGGAAACCGAAACCCTTGCAGATTTGTGGTTACGTACATTACAAAAGGGTATTGATAAAACAAACGATATGTTTGACCTTTCCATTTCCGTAACCTGGAATAAACCGAAAGGGGGTTATAGTAATGACGGGAACAATGTCGGTACTCGGCCTTTATCAATGGGATAACACATTGTTTTCCCTTTTATCCTTGCCGCAAGGATTGGACAAGGACACCCTTGTCGATTTTATCCTTGCGGAATGCTCGGACCTGGAAATACTTTACCCGAACCCGGAAGTATTAAAAGGATTAATAGGAGTATGGAGCGCAACGGAACAATACACCTGGGGAAAGCTGTACGCAACTATGCAACTCGAATACAACCCGATTGATAACTATGACAGGACCGAAACCCGTACACTTGCAAGCCAGGCAGCCGGTAATAGTACGGACGGGGGAACCGATACCGTAACAAGTGCCGATACCGGTACGGACACGATAACAAGTGCCGATACCGGTTCGGATTCTACAATCGGCAATAGCACCGATGTTAAACAAGTAAAGGCTTTTGACAGTGCTTCCTTTGCCGACAAAGAAAAGGATACTGTGAATAGCTCCGGTTCCACAACGTATGGTAAAACGAACACGAATACAACTAATTACGGGAAAACAAATACCAATACGGCGAGATATGGTCACACAAATAATAACACTTTTTCAAAGAACGATGCCGAAAACATTAGAGCTTACGGCAATATTGGTGTAACCACAACACAACAAATGATAGAACAGGAAAGAGAAACGGCGAAATTTAATATATTCCAGGTAATCCTTGACGAATTTAAACAGCGGTTTTGTG